TATCTGAATTCATTAAAAAGGTAGGATTAGTAAGAAAGATTATTAATGAAACAGTTGCCTTAACTGAAGCAAATGTAAGGTCAATGTCTATTGTTAGAGCTATCAATGAGATAGAACAATTGATTGAAATACACACATCTGATAACAGAATTCTCAATAACCTCAGAAAGATTATCAATGAGACAGTTCAGATTTCGGAGGCAAAGAATGAGATAAGAGAACTAGTAGGAAAGATAGGAAGAAAAGTAAAGACAGCAGCTACATCAGTAAACATACGTGTAAAGAACGTATCTGGTAAGCTTAAATCTGGTCAGGGTACTAAGAACGTGAGGACACCTAGTTCATAATCCTTATTAAGTATGGAGACATTTGATAGATAATGAGTCAATTTATGCGTCAAAGAGACATAGTTTATGAAGTTAAAGTAGGTTCAACTAACGCTTTACAATTCAACATATATGATGATACAGGTACTTCTCTAAAGGATTTATCTAATACTTCTACTTATGCCACCGGAAAACTAAAGGTATGGAAAACTGACGGTACACTTGTAATTGATGGAGCTATTACATTTACAACCAGAGCTTCAGGTCTAGTTACTTATGGTTTAGCAACTGCTGATACAGTTGCAGCTAATGCAGGAAAATGGGAGGGAGAAATAGAATTACTATCAACAGACGGAACAACCATAACATTAACCACAGACACATTTACATTCATTATACGTAACTCCTATTAACACTTAAATATCATATACAATATATTATCTCATGGTAGTTTTAGGTAAAGATGAAGTTCAAGACCACGCATATTTTTCAATGAGAAAAGCACAACTCAATGCGATGCATACTGAACGTTTAGGTGTTTTTCACGTATCAGATATAATAAAAGATTGTATGAGATATTCAGCATATAGTAAAATTATTCCAAAGACAATGACAACAGAGGACTACAAGTCTCTAGTAATGGGTCAAATTATTCACTCCAATTCAATGCTAACCAAACCAGAATATCATGAGATGTTCCTAGCATATGACTTCGAGGAGGAAAAACCACTAACATATGAAGAGGCTAAAGCAATACCAGAAGACGACCCAAGACAACTGAATATCCTATATGGGAGTATAGATGATGTATTAGAAGTAAATGGACAGTTTGTAATATCAGATAAAAAGACCACTGGAAGTATGGATTACTTTATCAGAAAAAGAGACAAGAAACCTAGTCCTACACACCAAGTTCAAATCAATGTATATAGAAGTCTGTTAAAGAAATGCTATGATATAGACTCTAAATTTGGATGTGTTATCTATATACCAAACAGTATATCTAAAGAAGACAGGGATAAAATTCATCCAATGTACTTCAAATTAGATGAGATTGAAGATACTGACAAATGGGTTAAAGAGAATCTAGCCACATTACAGCACTTTAAACAGACAGGAGAACTGCCAGATAGAACTAGAAATTATCTATGTGATGGATTCTGTCCTTATGCATTAGAATGCTTTGGAACATATGGCGATGAAACTATACCTAAACGCAAATAACAAAGCCACTCGCACTGCATTAATTGACTGTGGTGTCAAGAATGTTATGGTTGCTCACAAGTATGCCTATGCCAGTATAGACACATATCGTGATAATTTTGAGAAGGTATTTGTGGTAGCAGGGGTAAAAGCCAATAAGGAAAAGTATCATGCATGGCTTAAACCTAACAGAGAAAAGTATGATTATGCGACTCAATTTGATGTATTTTATGATATGAAAGCAACTATGAAATGTCTCTCTCAGGAAAGAGAACTCGGTATTGATTGGACTTTACCTGTATTACAAGAGAACTATCAACAACATCTAATGTTATTAAGACCTAAACCTGATGATTATGTATGTATAGGAGAGGTGAAAGGACGTATAGAAACAGAAGAACAAATCCGTAGATTACCCGGAAACATCAAACTACATGGTCTTGCTAAGGGTAAGTATATTGCAAAGAATAGAATGTTTGAATCACTTGACACATCTGCATGGATTTCAGCAGCAGTATCTAAAAAGACTGAAGTGTGGCGTAACAACTCTTCAACATCCATGTTCTTCGGGGAGAAAGGAAAACACATGAAAGCACAACTACAATACATATTAGAACAATACAAAGACAATCTAGAGAAATGTAATATAAAGAAACAAGATGTATTAGACAATGAGTATGACGCATTGTTACGTCTACCTATAGCAGTAAACTTTATGCCTCTATGTAAAACGTTAAACATCTATGATGATAACTTTATATAGTATTGTTTTGCTTAATGTATTATAATGGGTAAAGATGACATATTTAAGATTAAAAAAGTCGAGGGAAAATTAGAAGTAACAGAAGACAAAAGAAAGACAGTATCACCATATAACTCTTTAAAACATTTCAAGAACGCCAGTCTACCTGCTTACTGTGACCAATGTATCTACAAGTCAATAGACGAAGGTGGAAACGGAAAGTGTCCAAAGTATGAAAAGGGTGCAGTGTGTGGTATCAGAGAAGAATTCGGAGATTATATAGGTCAATTAGATACTAGAAACCCTGATGATTTGAAGAAACTATTGTCAGAATTTATATCAATAATGTCAGAAAATACAATTATATCACTAGCCCAGATGAAAATGGATGGTAATATACCTGACCGTAATACTATATCACAACTCAATATGCTCATGAAGACTATGGCTCAAATGCAGGAATTGCATGGAAGTGTAGAAGTAAAGGAGACAACTGAACTAGATAAGGACGGTCTTATCAAATCAGTATTCAAAGAACTATCAGCAAAGAAATTCACGAATGGTAATGACTAAGCCGAGTAAAGATATCTCTGAAGCCAGAGAAACATTCGTTAAAGACTTTGTAGAATGTGTAGAGAAACCAAGTGCATTCTCTGAGAAATTCTTAAACCATGAAGTATTCGAATATAACAAGAGATATGCAGATTGCCTTGACAGATACATAGTATATAGGTCTGGACGTCAGGTTGGTAAAACAATGACAACTGCCATTAAGGCTATACATTTCGCCTTTTTTGCCCCCCTATTATTGGATACAGTTGACAAGGAATGTACCATTTTAATTGTTGCACCTACACAAGACCAAGCAAAAATTATGTATGAACGTATACGAACACTCATAACAGGAAGTGAATTCCTATCAGGATTCATTGTTAAGAACACACAAGCAGAGATAGGTTTAAGATGGCTTAATGATAAAGGTGTAACTCATATTGCAACCAAGGCAACAGGTGAAACAGGTAGTTCTGTCAGAGGTTATTCCCCTCACGTTATCATCGTGGACGAATGTTCATTCATTAAAGAAGAAATACTTAGAGCATTGTTTCCAGCAGGAGCTGCGACTAGGGCGAGAATATGGCTTACCTCAACACCATTCTCTAAACAAGGTTATTTCTACAAGGCATGTTCCAACTCTAAGACTATAAACGGTAAGATGATTGACGCAGAAAAGCAGTGGACACAGTTCCATGTCAGGTCTTATGATAACCCTATGATTGCTAAAGACCCTGAATACTTGACATTCCTTAAAGCCATGACAGAGGAACAGTATGCTCTAGAGGTAGAGGGTGAGTTCCTAGATATTGGTAACGCCTTAATCCCACACGAAATGTTAATGGATGCATTAAATGACCATAACCCTAAAGGTAAAATTCGTAGATACATGGGTGTAGATATTGCAAGAACAGGTCGTGATGAGACAGTTTATGCTATCATGGAAGTAGACGAGAATGATGTAGGTAGAATATGTCATTTGGAACATGAGGGTCAATCAAACGTAGTTGATGTAGCAGGACGTATGGAAGACCTGAAAGACCAATGGAATGTAGAATTAATCTTCGTAGATGAGACAGGTCTGGGGGGAGGATTAATAGACTTAGCACAAGAACGGTCACTACCAATACGAGGACAAATGTTCTCACTACATGCAAAAGAAACCATGTTTAAATCATTAAGAGTATTATTCGAGAAAGGACAAGTAAGAAACATAGGACAAATAGCAGTAGAACAATTCAGTTTAATGTCCAGAGAATATACAGAGACAGGTATCATGAAGATTAAATCAGATGGTAAAGACGACTATGCAGATGCCATAGCATTAGTATGTTTGGCTATAGAACATGGTGACCAATGGCATGTATTAAGCATGAGTTCTGAATTCCAAGAACAGATGTTTGGGTAATATATATAAGCGATAAAAGCATTATTGAGTTATGCCTTTCAGAAAACCAAGCATTCTTACGCCAGAAGGCGAAAGTGGAGAATGGAAAAGAGTTCAAGGAAGGCACGTATTTACACCTACAACTGACGCTAGTGCAGAGGAAGTAGGAGACAATGAAGTAGAGCGATGGGCACATCCTAGTCCTGCATTTAAGGACGATGAGGGTGGTGATGATGCACCAAAAAAGAAGTTTCAAAGCGTAGAAGACAACTTAAATGTACGAAATATACACGCAGATGGTGCAAAAGAGAGTGATATTTATATAGGAGCACCGCAGAAGAAAGATAAGTTGCCAGACAAAAACAAAATAGCAGACGTTCAACTTAATGACACTATCAAGTATTACTTAAATGGTGAAGAAGGTAAAGGTACAGTTTATGCAATGACCACAGAATTCTTTACTGTTAGAAAAGAGACAGGTGGATATCAAGATATTCAAGTTTCAGATGTATTCTTTGTAGAACAGATTTTAACTAAAGGTAGAACATGGGCTCATATGGAAGCAGATGAGAGAGTAGAGATATTATCAAAGTCTAGATGTCCATTATCATATGTTACTCGTGATTGGGCAGACATTCCAGCCGAAGCCCAAAACGTTATAAAGTCCAACTTTGAACAAGGTAAGTATGGTGGAATCGATACAAGCATACACTTCGATGCTCCTGACGACTATGAGGCAAAACCAATCGATGATGATAGAACAAATTTCAAACACGATAACCTTGACGCAGATACTTCTACTACAGAATCTGAACAAGTTCCAGACTCTTATAAAAAACCAGAAGTAGAAAACAAAGATGGTTCTGCAACAGGTGGTATGACTAACATGATGTCTGGTGTTAAAACAGAAGATGTAGAAGAAGAAAAGAAAGGAGCACAAGATGAAGAATATTTGGGTAAAGATGAAAATGTAGATAATGAAATTA